TGTATAGATGTGTTGATCTGGATTTGCAATTGCCATACCTGCACCAACACCAACACCATGTCCTAACGAACCAGATGTCATATCAATACCAGGAATTGAGATGTTACCAAAGACACGCAGACAAGACTCTTTACCTTTGCCCCAATTGTCCCAATCTTCTTTTGGTAGAACACCAAAGTGTTTTAGTATAGGATACAGTGCTACAGTAGCATGACCTTTACTAATCAATACTTTGTTGTTAAATCTGTTTTTACTATGATTAAAGTTCATGTAACCACCATGATATAAAGTGGTTACGATATCAAGCATTGAGAATGTAGAACCTGGATGTCCTTGTCCTACTTCCACAAACTTCTCAAATAGTTCTTTGCGGTATTCATTACCAATTTTTTTAATAAAACCACGTGCATTAGAATCCATTATCAATCTCCAAGTAACTTGCGTTTTAATTTAATCTGTGACATCTCTTCAAGATTCTGCCGTGAGTCTGCACCAAACTTTGTTTCTACTAAATCCAAAAATGGTTTGTGTGAGAAATATTTGTGCCATGCTTCATCACGAAACTTGAGAACTTCTGGACCAGTTAGAGTCTTGGTACGTAGTGGTCTGCAATCATATGATAAAAAAGCATACTCTTCAAATGTTTGCGGTAGTTCCCAGTTGTTTGCCATAGCATCACGATGTAATGCAGAACCTGGCAGTGCCATTGCAGCATAGAAGTTTGCATGTTCACAGTTCAACTCAAGCGCAAGGTCTAAAGTCTCTTGCATAGTCTCATATGTATCTTCTGGGAATCCGAACATATAGTTACCAAGAATATTGATGCCAGCATCTTTGATATCTTTTACAATCTCATAGATGTCCACATCTTGAAACTTACCTTTCTCAATCTCCAAACGAACATTACGATTGCCTGCTTCAATACCAAGACACAACCAATTAACACCTGCTTTTTTGAACAACTCTAGTTGATCTTTACGAACCGAATCCACACGTGCATATGCCCAAATATTAAACTTGATACCACGTTCAATTAAACCTTGTAGAATAGGCACATAATATTTTTTGTTTAGGAAGAACATCTCATCAGTCAGTCGCAGTGTTCGTACACCAGAGTCCCAAAGATACTCTAACTCTTTGAGCATTAATTCTGGTGACCAGAAACGCATACCTTTTGAGTCAGATGCAACGGCAGGATCGTGTGATGTACGATTCACAATGTTGATCATGCAAAAACTACAACCGAATGAACAACCTAATGATGTATAGATAGCAGCAAATGGTGAGCGGCCTTCATCTTTAAAATAGTTGTGCCAGTAATGAGCACGGTACTTGTCAAGCATCTTACCATTGGTTGGTAGTAAGTCCCATGCATAGCCAGGCATCACTTGATCCATATCGGCAGTTTGCACAAGTCTACCAGCAGCACCTCTTGCAGGTAGTCCATGTTTCTTATAGACTAAACTAGATACCTTATCTAATTCATCTTCCAGATTTGTTTTAAGCAAGTCTAACAAACCATAGACACCTTCATTGATGAATACAAAATCTACAAACGGAAAACTAATTGTTTCATATGGCATGGCAGATGCATGTGAGCCAATGAAAACAATTTTAATATCTGGGTGTGATGCTTTGAGTTGTTTGGCAAGAGCAGTAGCACCGATCATCATCGTGGTACCAGAGTTTGGATTCTGTCCGTATAGAACGAACACTGCTAGTCTTGATTTGGTTGCAGCAATTTTATCTGCGGCAGTTATATCGTCACATGGTTCAGCATCAAAGTCTAAGATACAAGGATCATAACCCTCAACACGAACCGCATTTGCTAATAGCAATGCCCATGTTGGCGGTTCGATTGCTGCGTATTTGTTTGCTAAACCTTGATATGCTTTGGCAGCACTGCTCGGAATAACAAAAGTTACTGTTTCACCTACCATAATAAATCACCTCTTTAATGTAATGTTCTGTTCTTCACTTCTTCTACAAATTGAATTAAGTCTTCCATACTATACTCTTCTTCACTTTCATCTTCTTCACCTGCTTGTTCTTTCAACAACCCTGCAATCATCTCTTCAGATTTTTCCATCTCAAGCATAGTTTTGATTACAAGATTTTCATAATATTCTATCATTGATTCTTTAGGATCAACAATAGTAATGATATCTGAGTTATATACTAACGCACTGTTATCTTTGATTAGTTCTACTGGCAACCAAGGCATCATCATCATTACAGTTTGACCTGTAGGCATACGGCGAAAGATTAATCTCATTGGATCTTCAAGAAGAACTGTTTCTTCTTGTTCTTCACCTATCATAGATGCCATAATATCTTCACCAGTCTGCATTCTTATAATTTTTACATTATGCATTCTTGACCTCTATTGTGTAGAACTTGTATTTGAATTTCTCTTCATCATATATCTTTACTCTTTCACCAAAATGTTTCAGTGTAAAATTCACATGCTTACCAATACGGAAGTCATCTACAATATCATACAGAACCGCTTCAGTTTTGTTCTCACCTATTCTTAGTCCACGCCCAATCGATTGTAAATTTCGTACTCTTGATTTGCTTGGAGAAGCAAAGACAACGTTGTGTAAGTTTCTAATATTGATACCAGTGCTAAAAGTACCATAAGATGCAACAATAATCGCATCGTTTTGTGTCTCCGTTATCTCACGAACTTGCTCACGGACTTCAACGTCTGTTCCACCATACACAAAAAAAACATGGCGATCACCAGACTTCTCTTTGATAAGTTTATGAAGTGGTTTACCATGTTTTTCTACTAAATTAAATAAGACAAGTGAATTGCCCTCTAGTGATAACGTTAAATTACGAATGAATTCATTTCGATACTGACTCTTCACTATATATTCTATCTCATTTTGATAGTCCCAACCACGGGATGCTTTACATACTTCTTCTGGATACTTTAGTATCAATGCTTTAATTCTAAAGTCTGCTAACTGTTTATTCTCAATCAGTTCAGCAGTGGTAGTAGATTGAAATACTGGTCCAAACAGACCTTCCAATACTAACCGATGTGTATTTGTACCATCAATCGTACCTGTACAACCAATTCGATACTTTGCTTTAGTCAGACCAGTCATGATAGTTGTCAGCGACTTTGCTTTGAATTGATGTGCTTCATCACCTAGAACAAAATCATACTGTTGAAAGTATTCTGGTGGATTCTTGTAGATAGATTGCCATGTCGTGATAGTCAAAAACTTCTCAGTAGTTTTATCTTTACCTGAGTATTGACGATGACAATACTTTTCTGAATCATATCCATAATCTTCAAAATCTTTATACATTTGTTCTACCAATGAGGTAGTAGGAACAATCAGCAAACCTTTTTTGTGGTTACGCTGTATATACCTCAAAATAATATACTGTATTAGTGATTTACCTGATGCTGTTGGTGAAAGCAGTAGCATCCTCTTAGTTCTAATTGCCTGAATGAATGCTTTTAGTTGATAGTCACGAACTTCATGAGGTAAACTTAACGTATCAATGAAATCTTTTGCTTCTATTACTGAGAAATCTGTAGTAGAATTAATCGATGGATCAATTTCTAACTTATAATCTCTTTCAGTGCAAAACTTTTCTATGTATGGAACAAGGCCATGGTATATTGTTGTTGACCGAAGATCAGCAAGTCTTATCTTGCCGTCCCAAAGTCTGTTCTTGTACGCTGGCATAAACTGATAACCAGGAACATAGAATGTAAAGTAGTCGGCAAGTTCTTGTGCTATGCCTTTGTCACATGCGAATCGAATGAATGCTTCATTCTGCTTATATAAAACTAGATCAGACACCTTGTATAAACTTTTCCCAATCAATGAACGATCTCAATTCCCACGTGCGATTGTTCAGTTCTTTTAATATGGCATTACAAACATCAACAACTTCATCATGCATCATCTTAGATGCTAGGTACTTATTGATATCTTCATCTGCATCTAAGTATGTAGTGATGTCGGATTTGAGGGTGAATGGAAATGGTTCCCAACCATACTTTTTCAAGTCATCATCATCTAACTTACCTGTGTAGTATTCCCACTTGAGTTTCTTCATACGGTTATATTTAAACTCAGCATCTTTAACCAGTAGACGATGCTGCGAAAGTATGTTAAGATACTTACTATGAAGTTTGGGAATATCTATCAGTGCTTTACCTGGTTCAGTACGATCTATATTTGAATCGTCTGCCCACATCTTCAATACATCATCAAGTTTGCTCATGGTTTATCTCCTCTTTAGGAGTATATCACATTTAAATCAATTTTTCAACATTAAAATAGGTAAATCTGAATGTGGCATCAGAGGTAATAATAGTTTCTGGAGTATCGGTAGATGACAGCATGAATCCACCAATTGAAATAGGAAACAAATCGAAGAAGTTAAATTTAAAATAAGGTTTGTTTGT